ATAAGTTTATTAATTGCATCCTGTGGGCCATATGCATCTAGGTGTTCTGGTCTTCCATATTGCTTTTCTGTGCGGAAATGGAATACTGGAACTACTCCCCATGGATTTTCTACTACTTCAATTAGATTAAATACAGTAGAAGAAGACAAATGAATCATTTCGCTTGATCCAACTGTCTCATATTTCTCAATTCTATCTGCATAATATGCATTCATTCTAAGAGTCTTTAGACCAAGTGGTGATGTTGACTCCCATACCTTTACTGCATATTTCTTGATTCTTGGATTCTCTTCATCATATACAATTACTGTATTTAGTGGTGAATTATAATCAATTGACACCTGGCCATTCATATCTGGCCATACAATTGCATAGCAATCACCATATGTCAATGCTCTTTTATGAATTTCATCTTGATCAAGGAGTAAATCGTTCTGCTCCCATATTTGCATAAGAACATTGTTTGCTTCTTCAGTTGTAGATTGAATATTTGCTATTTCTAGTCTATTTAGTACTGAATCTACTACTGTTCTTGTAAAATTAAATTTAAAATCTATACCTTCCGCCCGAAAGATACGATTCCAACGCTTATGAAGGAATTTCTCTTGTTCTGTTCCGTCATAATATGCTTCTGCCTTCTCATAATGTGGTCTACGCTCCACAATCAACGATAAAGCATTATTGATATCTGCCATATTAGCTCCTCATGTAATTTAATTGCTTGACTTCTACTTTTTTAGCCTTGTTATCAAGGAAATAAAGTATTCCGCCTACGACTGCATCAAGAACGTCATCGTTGGCAACCTTTGGGAATGCCCACATTTGTTCCTCCAGCGCTGGGAAATGTGTAGTATGGCGTATCTTTCCTTGCTGATAAAAGTTTAAGGCCTTACCAGCTCGTATCTGTTTTGACACAGATTGCTTTACAGATCTATATTTTACAGGAATATCCTTAAATACGTCCTGCCATAGATCTCCACCCTGGTTAGTTTCTACATAGATAACTCCAGGATCATAAATATCAACCAAAGCTGATACTCGTTCTGCTAATTCAGATGGTGACACCTTCATCTGCAATGCTTCTCGCACATAAATATTGTCATCATCACCTCTGGACAATACAGCAACGCCTGTATAGTCAGAAATCTTTGTTTTAGTTACTGCTGGGTCAATAGAAATAATCGTATTTCCATATTCTTCTAATTCATTCAAAATAATATCTTGTTCAGTCCAGAAATTACCATCAGCATTTACAGGACGGTTCATATAGTTCTTAGCAAAGTCACGCAGATGTCTTTGGCTTTGAAGCCAATCTAGAGGCCATTTCTCAGGCCATACGGAGCGTTCTGAGCCCTTATCATCAGTCATGATGGCTGGGTAGTAGTGAACACGCACATTCTGGTCTGAAATCCATTTTAAATCGTTATCTGTATGTCCCTCAGAATGTTTTCTAAATTGATCCATCATAGAATTAGGCATAGTGGTGGTACCCACAATAATCATACGAGCATATATATTCATTGGAGCAATATCATCAAAAACTGTATTTCTTTGTTGCCCTGCCTGATATTCAGAATAATTCTTCTCACCCTTTTCAATATCATCTAGAATAATTAAATCAGGACGCTGGCCAAATACCTTTTTACCCAGAGAGTTAGTATCGATTCCATTAGCATCAAATATAAAGTCATTTGATTGAACAATTCTCCAAGAATTATTAGCCATGCTTCTTCCTGTACCCGCTAATTTAGGAGTACATAGGGTAGGGTAGTCTGCTTTAAGATATTCATTTGTATCTAGCTCATTTTTAAATGTCATTAAGTGAGTTTCGGCTTGAGAAGCAGCATCTGAAAATGCAGCAACAAATTTAATATGACCATGGGCGGCGGCCCATAAAGGTAGAATCAAAAAGATCCATGTGCTCTTCCCACATTCTCTAGGTGCAATAAATGCATCTCTATGTTGCTTAGGTCTTGTGGGTCTATTGATCCATGTCTTTCCATATTCAGATAAACCCCAATGAAACTCAGATAAGGTCAATTCATCATTTGCATTCTTCAAGTGATGTGGCAAATATATAAGAGCAAAGAGCATAGGATCAAATTTAGTAAGTTCTCTACGCCCCTCAGAAATTGTTAGCAATTCTGGGTTTATATCTGCTAAATACTCTTCTAGATTCATTATCTCCCGATTGACATATATATAGATTTTACTGTAGAAATTTATTTACAGTAGCGCATAAAAAAAAAATTATTTTTTTTTCTAAACGGGTGGTGGCCATTTGTGGAATGTTTTTAATCTAATATAACCTTATCTTTAATTAAATTGTTTCTTGCCTTGGCTTCATTAAGCATATCTACGATTGCTAGATCTGTTCCATCTTTAGATCTATTCTCATTAATATTTGTAGACTTACCTTCAATTAGATTAATTGTTTGTATAGCCTTATGTATAGCATTAGAGAGTTTATTTATATCTTCTGACAAGAGGTCATCTTCATATAGTTTTTCCACCGCCCTATCTATTACTGCCTGGGCAGCTATAATCTTATCTTTATCTTTATAGAAAATGTCTAATTGTTTAGACATAACTGCCAATGTATTAGCTGTAGGTAAATCTAATGATCTTTGGACATAGAACTTCTTTGCGGTGTGATAGGATTTAGGAAATCCTAAATACCGCATAGCTGGTCCAATTCCCATTTCATTTGCTGTTTCTATAAATTCGCTTATTTGTTCTTCTGTAAATGTTGGATATCCCATCATTTTCCTCCTAAATGTCGACATATCGCTATATGGATATATCTGCAGATTGACATATTATTTGACATTACGCATACGTTTATGGTATTTTTATTAGATATATCAATCATTTCTTCTTCTTATTCTTTTTATTCAAAGCTTTTACTGCTTTATATCCAACTGCTGGATATTCTCTTCTTATTCCATGTTTATTGGTATCTATTATTATCTTGGTCTTTTGAGTCTCTCCGCCCGATTTATTCTGCATATATGAGATCCAAGAACTCTCTTAAATGGCCGCTTGGAGTAAATCCAAAGGTAAATTGTTTTGTTTCTTCTTCATTGTATATTTCTAGGGTCATGGATATAGTTCCATCTGGATGATAATAGACCCCTTTAGCATAGGGATAAAGCTTATTGATTCCGCCCTGTGGTTGTAAAAGATCTCTTTCGTCCATTAAATACTGCATCCTGTTATCATATGTCAATTATACAATAAAAATGACCCAGAGGGATTTGATATTTGGCAACAGCAGAACCTCTGGGTCACTTACCTATAGAAAGGGGTGAAAAATGTCGAGCAATTGGAGTAACTCAACAAGTATATTCTATCATTTTTTCCAGTTTGGGTCAATAGCTAACATCTTTTTATCTATTGGCCAATCCCATTTCTTATTATGTTTTTTCTGTTTTATTGCAAAGTCATCAATGGATTTATCTATGGCCTGCATGATTTCTTCATCTGTCATTGCTTGTACTTGTTCCATTGTATATTGTTTCCAGAAGGAAGAGACTACATATGGTTCCGCCCCAGTTTTTCCTCGTTCCTCCACAGGTTTAACATTATATTCACCTCGTACCTTTGGCTTTGAACCTGGACGTGGACGTTTAAGCAAATGATCAGGAAGCTTTTTTCTACCTGCCATTTTGTCTCATCGATTCATAACATCTAATTCTCCAGCATGGCTTACAATAAATATTATGTTTATCTAAACTATTATTCTTCTTACCAAACTGGCTTATTGGCTTTTCTAGGTGGCAATCTCTGCAGACCTTACTCCTTACATCAACCGATGCCTCTGCGACCTTCCTAGCGGCATTGTAGCCCTTATAATAAGCACTTGTACAAGGCTTACACCTCTTTGTTAACCCTTCCTTGCTATCTTTATCTTTATGAAATTGATCTAAGGGTTTTTCTGTATTACAAATTGAGCACATTCTCATTTTTCTCTCCATTCATCATATGCTGTTGTCTTCATAATATGACAAGGTTGACACAATGTCATTAGATTGTCTATATTATTATTAGATGTATCTCCATCTATATGATCAATATGTAGTTTTTCTTTGCTGCCGCATTTTTCACAATAATCTTTTCTAAATCTTACTGCTTTACTTTGGCATGTCTGGCAACCTGTTTTCCATACGTAAAATCCATTTATAGTTTTACTTTGATAATGAACTGGTCTGCCACAACCACATAATGGTCTTTTTATTTGTTTAGTTCTTATCTTCGGCATCTTCCACCCACCCAATTTCTTTTCCTGGTTCAAGCCAGCTACGCAGCGTGGCTTGGCTTTCCTGCATGATTTTAATCATTTCGTCTAGACTTTCTACGGCATTTTCTAGACTTTCAATTGCTTGATCTAGTGGGGCCTGCGTTTTAATTTTTCTCATCGTGGATCGAACACCGCCCAAATATCTTCTTGGGCGGCGGTATTTGCTCTAATCTCAGCCAAAGGCTTTTCTGTAGTGTCAAGGAATATATTGACACTCTCTTTGATTTCTTTTGTTTTAGAATCTATAAATAAATCTAAAGATTTATTTATTTGTATTTCTTTTGTATTTATATTT